CCGCGGCATCACCGTCTGCGAGCGCTGGCGCGAGTCATTCGCTCATTTCCTAGAGGATATGGGGCCGCGCCCAGATCCTAGCCTGACCCTAGAGCGCGTCGACAATAGTGCAGGCTACTCGCCAGAAAATTGCGTATGGGCGACTCGCTTAGAGCAAGGCCTGAATAAGCGGGAGTACCGGAACAATACCTCTGGAGAAAGAAACATTGCCCAGGAGCGGAAGATAGCGAGGGGGCGTGAGTACGTGTACTGGAGGGTCCGCATTCGGCGAGGCGGCGAGATCGTGGCGCACGCGCGATTCCGGTCGCTTGAAGATGCGATCAGGTATCGAGATAAAGCAGAAGAGGAATGCCGTCATGGCTGAGCACAAGTTCATCCAAGGCAGCCCTGAGTGGCATCAATTCAGG